TTCACTCAAGGCTTGGGGCCACAGACTCGGTGTACAAAAGGATACCTTTGGTGATGCCTTTGAGGATGAGGACTGGGAGACGCTCGAGTATTCGCCGGCCCTGGCCGAGTACTGTGCCCAGGACTGCCGCTCTACTGCAGCACTCTTTGACTACCTGCTCAAACAGGACATCCCTGACGCTGCCCTGGCATTGGAGCAGCAGTTCGCAGGCACGCTAGTGCTGCAGGAGCAGCACGGTTTCCTGTTCGACCAGGTCAAAGCTGACGCATTGGTCAACAGGTTGACAGCAGACAGAGCTGGGCTCAGTGATGAACTCCAAGCTGCATTCCCTCCGCTGGTAGAGACCTACTTGACACCTAAGAAGCAAATCAAGAAGGAGCGCACTGTCGTTTTCAATCCGTCCTCCAGAGTGCAGATCGCAGAGCGTTTCAAGTCTATGGGCTGGGAGCCTGAGCTATTCACGCCTGATGGCAGACCTCGTATCGATGAGGCAGTGCTGTCTGCGATGCCCTACCCAGAGGCGAAGGTGCTGCTGAAATCCCTGCTGCTCGACAAGCGCTTGGGGCAGTTGGCGCACGGGAAGAATGCGTTGACGAAACTTGTGCGTAGAGACTCGCGCATCCACGGTCATGTCATGCACATCGGAACAGTATCATCGCGTTGCGCTCATATCAGGCCGAACATGGCGCAATTGCCAAGTTTGAGTTCTGAGTACGGTCAGGAATTTCGTGAGTTGTTCTGCGTTCCTGCTGGGTACAAACTCGTAGGTGTTGACCTGAAGTCAGCAGAGCTGCGCGTTCTCGCCGGCTACCTCGAGCGTTATGACGGTGGCAAATACATTGACACGGTACTGAACTCTGATGTGCACCAGGCTAATGCTGATGCCTTGGAAATCACGAGAGCCCAAGCGAAACGCGCAGTCTATTGCTGGCTATACGGGGGATCAGCTCGACTGCTAGGTGAGGTAGTTGGAGGGGGTGCAAAGGAAGGTGCCGAATTGCAGAAGCGCTGGTATGCAAAGATGCCTGCACTCAAGCGATTCAAAGAAGATGTGACTGCAGCTGCAGGTAGAGGTTACCTGCGCGGCATCGATCACAGGAAGATGCCAGTTAGATCCAAGCACAGTGCGGTGAATCTGCTCCTTCAATCAGGGGCAAGCATACTGTGCAAATACGCAACCGTCTTGCTGCATAGGCATATGTCAACCCGGTTGGCCTATGGCATTCAGTGGGCAATGGTTGCTCATGTCCATGACGAAATTCAGATGGAGGTAATCGAAAACCATGCCCAAGACCTGGCGCAAGCTGCAGTGCAGGCAATTTCTAATTCAGCGGAAGCCGCGTGCTTTCCGTGCCCAATGGCCGGCGACTACTCTATCGGAGATACATGGGCCGACACGCACTAGGGAATATGAGATCTACGCTGCAGGATATGCAGACGGTGAAGGTTGCTGGTACGCATCTCCGAGCGGAGGGGTCAAAGTCGTAGTCTGGAGCACATTCCCGTTTGTGCTCTTCAATCTGATGGAGCGCTACGGGGGCATGCTCTCATCGAGGACATCGCAGAAGAAGAGTTGGCGTTCAGCATACGAGTGGGCAGTCTACGGGCAGGAAGCAGTTGATTTTAGTCTGCGCGTCTTCCCCTATCTGCATGAGAAGCAGCAGCAAGCGCAGCTGCTGATAGACATCTACAAATCTCAACCGCGTTCTGTTCGGCGGGAGAGATTGATCAAAGAACTTCGAGCAGCGAAACGGATTTGTTACGACCCTGAGGAGGGAAACACAGAAGATGAGCGAGAGACGAACCCTATTGATTGACGCCGATGTATTGATCTACCAATACTCCATAGCTGTAGAGGTGTGTACGGAGTGGGCACCAGATCGCTTCACGCTGACCAGCGAAGGGGGCGAGGCTAAGGAGCGTTTAGACCTGGAGGTCTGCGAGTTGAAAGATGAACTCGAGGCTACAGATGTGGTGATGTGCGTATCTGATCAGGAGAACTTCCGCAAGGGTATCCTCTCCACTTACAAGTCTCATCGTAAGAAGAAGCGCAAGCCCCTGTGCTACGCAGAGGTGCGCGAGTATGTGCTCGATGTGTATCGATCAAGGGTCATGCCCAAACTCGAAGCTGATGATGTGCTGGGCATCCTCCAGACCTCACCGCGGATCAAGGGGGAGAAGATCATCGTGAGCATCGACAAGGACCTGGACACCATTCCTGGGCTACATTACAACCCATGGAAGGATGACGCTGAGGTGTACGATGTGACTGTCGAGCAGGCAGATTACAACCATCTCAAGCAGACGCTGGCCGGCGACACAACTGACGGGTATGGCGGCTGCCCTAAAATTGGGAACACCCGTGCCGCGCGTATGCTCGATGAGGACGGTGCAACATGGGCTACGGTCCTCGCTGCCTATGACAAAGCAGGGCTTGGAGAGCAGGAGGCTCTGGTGCAGGCCAGGTGCGCTCGGATCCTTCGCAAGTCTGACTGGAACAGTCGCAAGAAGGAGGTGATCTTGTGGACACCATGAAAATCAAGGAGAGGCATCAGGCCCTATGCGCTGAAGCGCTTGAGATCTTTATCAAGAAGAACTCAGACTATGCAAGAACTGGCGCACCCTTCAGCAACTTTGAACTGCCTGCGATTCTAGGTGTGTGCCCCACTGACCAAGCAACATTCATACGCCTGTGCGACAAGATCAGTCGGATGGCGAACCTGTTACAGCGTGACCCAGTAGTGACTGGCGAACGCATGCATGACACCATAATTGACGCGCTGAACTACCTGGTAATCATAGCGATCACACGCGGGGAGAATGATGAAGGACCAGTCTAAGGAAATTCCCATGCCCCCGATACGCATTGAGTTATTGAATGCGCTTGACGCAAGGTTTCCAGCACAGCCTCCAGATCTTAAAGACCGCACGCGAGAGATCTGGTTCCGAGCAGGGCAGCGTGCAGCAGTTGAGTACTTGCATTCCATTCACCGACAACAGCAGGAAGATCAAGATGTGTTCTAGCCCCAAGATGCCTGAACTCCCGCCCCCGCCCCCTCCTGCTCCCCCTGCGCCGGCCAAGAGTGCGAAGATCGTTAACAGGCCCAAGGATCAGGCTGCAGCACAAGCACAGGCAGCGCGGCGCGGCACATCTCTGTATCGAATCCCTCAATTGAACTATTAATGCACACCACTGCCGCGAAGATGTATGCCAAGCTCGAGACGCGGCGGCGGCCTTTTCTTGATCGCGCTAGGGATTGCTCACGCCTGACGATACCGTCAGTAATGCCTGCCGAGATGCATTCAGGTGCAGATACATTCCCGCAGCCTTACAACTCGACCGGCTCCCGCGGATGCACGCATTTGGCAAGCCGCATTCTGATGACCTTGCTCCCGCCAGGTGGGCGATTCTTCAGGCTGCAGTACGACTCTGTCGAACTGGCTAAGGCTACAGGTATGGATGACCTGCTTGGTGAGATGGACTCAGCCCTGGCTCTGATTGAGGAGCAGGTGCATCAGGAGGTAGATGCAAGCAACTTCCGTATCCAACTCTTCCAGGTGCTCAGGCACCTGATTGTCACAGGTAACTCCTGCCTGTACCTCAGCCCAAGCGGCACTGCTCAGGTCTACCATCTCAACCAGTATGTATGCGACCGTGCTGCAGACGGGACCTTGTTGACTCTGGTTATCAAAGAAGATGTGGCCTACGAAGCGCTGACGGATGAGCTCAAAGCCTATTGCAAGAGTGGGCGCAAAGAAGTCCCTGTGTACACCTGCGTGAAACTGCAAGAGGGCGGCAAGTACATGGCATTCCAAGAGATGTACGGGAACGCTATCCCTGGCACAGAGGGTGAGTACGATGCAGAGACTCTTCCTTGGATTCCTCTGCGCTTCATCAGAGCTAACAGTGCTGAGTCAATGGGCAGATCCCTATGCGAGGAGCATCTAGGTGACCTGCGCGTAGCTGAGTCAATCTCGCAAAGCGTGACAGAGGCTGCTGCTATCAGCGCACGCACAATATTCCTTGTCTCGGGCACAGGCACAACTCGAGCTCGGGCGCTGAGTAAGGCGCAGAATGGTGCGATCATTGAAGGCAACGCTGGAGATGTGAGTGTCCTCCAGACAGCGAAGCAGAACGACCTGCAGATTGCTTACCAGGTCTTGCGCTCTGCTGAAGAAAGACTCGCGCAGGCTTTCATGCTGACTGCTGGCCTCATCCGAGACAGCGAAAGAACGACAGCACGCGAGGTTGAGCTTGTAGCGCAGCAACTTGAGGAGACGCTAGGCGGGGTGTACTCGAATCTAGCGCAGGAGCTGATGCAACCTATCGTCAAGATACTGCTCTCGCGCATGTCTCAAGCAGGCAAGATGCCCTCGCTGCCTCCTAACCTTGTCAAGGCACAGGTGATCACAGGGCTCCCTAACCTTGGCAGGCAGGCAGACCTTCAGCGCCTCGCCATGTTCGTGCAAAACGCCGCACAGACACTTGGGCCTCAGGCAGTAGATCGCTACATACAAGTGCCTGAATACCTACGCAGGTCTGCAGCTGCACTCTCAATCAATGCTGCTGGCCTGGTACGAAACGAGGAGGAGGTATCCCAAATGGACCAGGCAGCGCAGCAGCAACAACTCACGGGGCAACTCGGTCCCAGCGTCATGAGTAACTTCAAGGAGGAGATTTCGGCGCAACTACAACCGCCGGCAGACGAAAATGGATAGCCCACTAGATAGCCAACACACTTTCCAGGCACCGATCCCAGCAGAGGTTGAGCCTTTCAGTAAACAAGATCTCGAGTCCCTTGAGGCAGCGCCGGCTGATGGGGCCACAGAAGAGCGCCCTGAGTGGCTTCCAGAGAAGTTCCAGAGCGCAGAGGCCCTGGCTGAGGCGTACACAGCGCTTGAGGCTAAGATGGGCGCACAGCCCGCTCCAGAGCCTGCGCCGGCCACAGCGCCTACAGAGGACTCTCTGGTGCCTGAAGGCTTCTGGGATCAGGCTGCTGCTTCCTATACGGAAACTGGTGAGGTGAGCGCTGATCAGCTCAAGACGATCACAGATCTGGGTATCCCTGAGCCCATGATCAAAACATACATGGCTGGCCTCGATGCCATCATCAAAGGACAGGAGCGGGAGGTCTATGAGTCTGTAGGCGGCGAGGAGAATTACAGTCAAATGATGGAGTGGGCAGGCAAGACCATGAGTCAGGCCGATCAGGAAGCGCACAACAGAGTCGTTGATCAAGGAGATGCTCCAGCGGCTCTGATGGCAATCAGGGGCCTCTATGCTCAATACAAGCAGGCAACTGCAGCCCATCCTGAAATGATCACAGGGCAAGCGCCCCAGTTCCCTGGGGTTGCACCATTCGAGGACCGCAGCCAGGTCACTGCAGCCATGCGGGATCCTCGCTACAGAACATCAGAAGCCTACCGCAAGGAAGTGGAAAGGCGACTGGCAGTCACTAACATCTTTGGGTGAACACATGGAAAAAGAACCTCTGACAATCGGCCCGATTTCTACTGGGAGCCTGCTCACCAGTTCTGAGGGTCTCGCCCTCGCTGGTATGCTGACTCTGGTCACAACTATCTGCACAGGGTCCTACCCCATGCAGCTGCAAATGGCGGCAATTGTCTCCATGGGTGTAGCGATGGGCGCTTACGCAGTTGCGCGTGGAATGGTGAAGCGTGCGAAGTAGCCTCATTGTCATCGCATGCCTAGCATTCGTCAGTTGCTCTGTGCTTGATCCCTTTCTAGGCACAACCGTGACTGTGGCTGACCAGGCAACAGGTGAGCTCGTTTCTACAACTGTAGGCGACAGCATCGCAGACAACGCTGATGGTCTAGGCACGCTGATCTCTTCAGCATTGAATGGCATCTCCCCCCTAGCAGCACTGCTTGCAGGCGGGGCAGCAACAGCGCTATTCGGCAGCGCACGCCGCAAAAAGCAAGCGGCTAAAGTCGAGCAATAGAACACCGTCTACATTGACGGCAGGTCCATCTACGGGTGGGCAACCTGTGGCGCAAGTGAAGAAGGTAACTGTCCTTTTCATTTACACACACAGGGGTGCAATAGCACCAGGAGTCAGCAATGACTGACATTACAAGATTAACCACTCCAGGCACCGCAGTCGGGGGGACAACAGATGACCTCTTTGTCAAGGTCTTCGGAAATGAGGTCCTGTCCAGTTTTGAAGAAGCAAGTGTGATGCGAGAGCGTCACATGGTAAAGCAGGTCTCGCAAGGCAAGTCCGTAACTTTCCCCGCTGTGGGACGGGCATCCAGTTCGTATCATTCTGAAGGCGAAAATTTGCTGGCCGGCACTTATCTCAGCGAGATTCCGCACAACGAGCGCGTCATCACGATGGACTCGATCTTGACCTCAAGTGCATTCGTGCCTGAGATTCAGGAACTGAAGAACCACTGGAGCGAAAGGCAGGAATATAGCCGCCAGCTGGGGTTTGCATTAAGCACCAAATTTGACCAACAAGTCATCAAGACTGTTGGTCTTTGCGCTCGAGCAGCCGAAACTGTTGCTGGTGAGTTTGGTGGACTGACTGCTAACACTGACAAACAGGTGACTCATTCCAGTATGCTGACCGATGGGGCTACCCTGATTGCAGCGCTCTTCGATTCGGCTGAGAAGCTCGACACGATGAATGTGCCTGATTCGAGTGATGGCCGCCGTTGGGCAATCGTTACTCCTGCGATGTATTACAACTTGCTCCAAGTTGCTCCTACGGCAGGGGGTAACCCCGTTGACTCGCGGATCGGTGGCATGGCAAGCGTGACTCAGGGCGGCAACGCTCCGATCACTATTGCAGGCATCAAGGTGATCATGTCTAACCACATAACCACCACTGGCGGCACCGGGCAGGAAACTGGAACGAACACCAACTACAATGCGTCTGTATCAGGTGATACTGCTGGTTATGTCTTCCATGAGCAGGCAGTAGGAACGGCCATGCTCCGAGACTTGACCGTGTCTGCTGATTACATCCCGCAGAACCTCGGTACTCTTCTTGTTGCAAAGTTCTGCGTGGGCCACCATTACCTGCGTGCGAACTGCGCTATCGAACTCAACAAAGTTGCGTTCACTTAAACTGAGTAGGACTCCTTGTAGTTCTCTCCTCCTGGGGGGCTGCTGATCTTCGGGTCAGTGGTCCCCCTCTTTTTTATCCACTCTGAACATGGCAATCACAAGCAAACTCACAGCGCTCAATCAGATGCTCTCCATATTAGGAGAGATGCCTGTGTCGAGTCTTGACGCAGAAGCTGCAGTACCCGCTGTGATCATGGCTCAGAATGTGCTTGACGAGGTCCATATAGAAGTGGACAGCATGGGTTGGCACTACAACACAGAGCAGGATGTTGAGCTGGCCTTCGATTCTAATGGTGATATCTTTGTCCCTACTACGATTGTGCGTCTCGATGTGAAGGCAGGCAATCATTCAGCGATGGACATCGTCCTACGCGGTAATCGTTTGTATGACCTGAAAGAACATACCTACACATTCACCACACCTATCAAAATAGACGCTATCTACCACAGGGCTTGGGATGACCTACCAGAGCCTGCTGCCAGGTACATCACAGTCAGAGCTGGAAGAATCCTGCAAGACAGAGTGATCGGATCGCAAGCTCAGAATGCCTACGCAAGTCGCGATGAGTACACTGCTCTAGTGTCTCTGCGAGAATTCGAGGGTGACACAGGTGATTACACGATGCTTCAGGCACCTGATGTAGCTAAGACGATCTTCCGCGGGCCATTGAGTGGAGTGACATCTAGATGACGCTCATTGCCAGCTCAGTCCCTAGCCTTCTAGGTGGAGTGAGTCAGCAACCGACATCTGTCAGATTCCCCAACCAGTGCGCTGTATCCGACAATGCCTTAGCTTCAGTTGTTGAAGGCCTGACCAAGCGACCGCACACTGAGCACATTGCTAAGATCATTGATGGAACTCTGGGGTTGGCAAAGGTCCATATCATTGACCGCGGTGTAGGCGAGCGCTACGCGGTGATCATGCGGGACAAGGCGCTTAATGTCTTCGACCTGACTACTGGTGTGGAGTTAGGTGTGTATGACTCGAGCGGCAATCTAGCAGACGCTGCAGATCTAGCGTACCTGGCAAGCGCTGACCCTGTCTCTGATTTCAATGCGGTGACTGTAGCTGACTACACCTTCATAGCGAACGGCAGCAAGACTGTTGAGCTCAACACGCAGACAAACCCTGACGCGCAAGAAGCAGCGTTCCTGTTCGTACAGCAGTCAGCTTATGAAGTTGACTACAAGGTGAGGCTGCAGTCTTCTGCTGATGCAGCCCCCGAACTGGTATCACTCAGCACATGGGATGGAGATAACACTTCTGGTAATTTAAAGGAGGTCATGCGGATCAGCTCTATTGTAACTGCCGTTGGCACCTGGTCTGGTTCAGTGCTGGGCACCACTTGGAGTCTGAGTTACTCCACAGGGCCATTCGAAATACAATTGGCATCTAACATCAGTGCAGTGCAGGGTGTCACTGCTGAATACCATAATGGTGCGGTCGACATAACATGCGATCACCCTGGGCTTGACCAGCGCTTTACTATTGATGCGGCTCCAACAGGGGGCAGCTGGAGTCTGGGAACGATTGTAGACGATACGATTACTGAGGAGCAATCATTAAAGACCACAGACCTGGCGACAAGGCTGGCAACAGAAATCAGCGCACTGACTAACTGGACAGCGTCTTCGATTGGATCAACGGTCAAGATTGAGCCTGCCAGTGGTGAGACAATTGACCTCCTTGAAGTAGAGGACTCAGTAGGCAGCACCTACCTGAAAAGGGTTTGGCAGAGCGTCAGCTCGATCTCAGACCTCCCGCTCAATTGCCAAGACGGTCATGTCATCCGTATCAACGGTGACCAGTCCAGTAATCAGGATGACTATTTCCTGAAGTTTGCGGCTGAGGTTACAGGCAGTTTCGGACCTGGCGTTTGGGAGGAGGCCCCTGAGCCTGGAATTGAACAAGGGCTAGACACGCTGACTATGCCGCTGGTCCTGGTGCGTAAGATTGCAACAGATACATTTCCCAGCGCACTCAATGAGGGTGATCCTTACTTCGCAGCGGGAACTAACCCAGAGTCATACGCGAGTTTTGAATGGACAGACCGCGTCGCGGGTAGCGCTGAAACAAACCCCAGCCCTAGCTTTGTCGGGAAGCAGATAAAAGGCATCTTCTTCCACGGAAATCGTCTTGGATTCCTTGCTGATCAGAATGTGATCATGAGCGAGACGGGACTCTATGGGAATTTCTGGCGCACCACTGTGCTCACGCTGCCTGATTCTGAACCTGTAGATCTGGGTGTTGGGCACACCCGCGTGTCGCTCCTGAATCACGCAATCCCATTCAACGAGCGGCTGTACTTGTTCAGTGACAGGACACAGTTTGTAATACCTCAGTCTGTGATCACCCCCTCTACGGCAACCATTGTCACAGCCGCCGAGTATGAGAACAGCGCAGATGTAGGTGGTGTGCTGGTAGGCAGCAGCATCTTCTTCCCATTCGGCACGGACGGGTTTGGCCGCATACTTGAGATGTTCCCAAACTCAACAGATGGGACCCAGGTCAATATCATTGACTCCACGCAGCACATCCCTCAATACATGCCAGGTGCTATCAGTGCGCTGACAGGATCAACGACTGAGTCTATACTTGCCGCTACAAGCACAACTGACACCAATGCGATCTATGTGCTCTCGTTCTTGCAGCAGGGCCGTGAGCGCTTGCAATCAGCTTGGCAGCGGTTTGTGCTTGGAGCAGGTTCAGAAATCATAGGGGCCGGCTTTATCGAAGAGGTGCTCTACCTCACGGTCAAGCGCACAGAAGGGCTCTTTCTTGAATCAATCACATTTGGAAGCGGGCAATCTGACACAGACAGCACCTACAGGATAGCGCTAGATAGGCGTATCACTGAAGCAGACTTGACTTCTGTCGCATACTCTGCTGACGATCATGAAACAACGCTGACGCTTCCCTACGATTTGGACAACAGCGCCGAGTATCAGGTTGTCACTCGCACGCTGAATGGCAAAAACGATCCCTTCAACCTCCTGGGTGGAACTGAGGCATTCGAGGGCGGGGGTTGGGTCAGTTCAACGCTGAATCCTGGTGGTGGCGCGGATATAAGCATTAGCCGTAACACCCACACAGCCCCAGATGGTGAACTGACTGCTGACACGCTGACAGGCTTAGGTGATTCAACGCATGACCTGTCCCAAACGGTTGGCGGGGGCGCTAATCCTATTGCTCCAGTTGTGGGCGACAGTTATACCTGGTCGATATTCGTCAAGAAAGATCAGGTAGAAGACACAATGCACTTTGTGCTCGATCTCTACCCCGCGTCAGTCTCCCCCTGGGAGCAGATAGCTTTCGCCTTAGACACATCGACTGGCCTGGTGACCTACGACTCCTCAGTCTCACAGGGCCCGCTTGGTGCCTATAGCGCGTCAAGCATCACCTCGAGCCTGCAAGATGGTGACTGGTGGAGAGTGTCTGCAACGCTCACTTATTACGCACCTTCTGGTGCTAATGTGGTTGATCGCGCACGCATAAGTTTGCGCCCTACTTCAGGCACTGCCATCAGGTCGATAACTGTCTGGGGAGCTCAACTCGTTAAGAACGATCTTGCTGAACCTTACACAAGGGTTGGAGGCGTAGTTGTACCTCAAGAGTCAAAGACTACAAACACCATTGTGCTGCGCGGGGATTGGACAACGACTCCTCTGTGGCTAGGCGAACAGTATGCAATGAAATACGAATTCTCTGAGATCAATCTCAAGGAGAACTCAGGGCGTCAGGGGCGCAAGGGTATCGTAGCAACAGCAGAGTATTACCTGCGACACGCTACTGTCTTGTTCGATGAGACTGGTTATTTCAAGCTCAGTGTGCAGCCTAAGTACCGTGCTGCCACAGTACAGCAGTTCACTTCAAATGTACTAGGCGGGGACATAGGTCTGCGTAGTGGGCGCGAGAGATTCAGCGCAATAGGCAATGCAAAAGACCTGACGATCAGTATTGAGAACGACTCGCCCCTCCCCTCTAACATTCTAGGCATCGAGTGGACAGCCAGGTACAACTCAAAGAGCGCCAGATACGCGATATAGAGATCAGGCCGGCGAGGGCAGAGGACTCGCTTGAGCTTGCTCTGAATCTGCGTGCAGCTGATTGTATTGAGGTCAAGGCTGCATATGGCTGGGGTCCTCTGGAGGCAGTGGAACACTCGAGGCAGCAGTCAAAGGCTGCGTTTACCGTGCTCTACAAACAAGTGCCTGCGCTGATGTTCGGTATTGCTGACATGCCTTCTGAGCCAGGGACAGGGGGCATCTGGCTCTTAGGCACAGATGAGGTCAGGCATTTCCGAAAGCACTTTGTCAGGCATTCTCAAGACTACCTGTCTGAACTGTGCAACGGTTATCAGATCGTTACAAATTGTGTCGATGAGCGCCATCGGGAATCTATCCGTTGGCTGCGTTCGATTGGCGCAATATTCATTCATCGGCATACACACTTTGGTGTTGCCCGTAAACCCTTCTTGGAATTCATCCTAAAATGTGTGGAGTACCCGCAATCCTAGCCATCAGCGCTGGGTCCAGTGTTCTAGGTATAATTTCCCAGCACAACTACGCACGCAAGGTGAACGAGCAGCAGAGTGAAGTTCAGAAGCGTAATGCTCAGATCGCCCAGATGAGTTTCAACAACCAGGCAAAGGCTCTGAATGCGCGAGAGATGGAGGAGCGTGAAGCTGCAGCGTCCAAACTCGCAGAGGTGAGCAGGCGAGGCATGAAGGCAGCAGGAACGCTCAGAGCTGCAGCCGGCGGCATGAGTGGTGGAGCACTCGAGGCTGCGTATCAAGATGTACAACGACAGGAATTAGACTACAGATTTGGGACAGAGCGCACCTTGCAATTTGGGGCTGCTCAAAGACGCAGGCAGATGGAGGGGCTCCGCGCCGGCCGCGCAGCACAGGAGTTGCGAGGTGTCTACACCCCATTACAAACTCCTAATTTCCTGGCCGCACTCGGTCGCATTGCTGCCGACACCGCCCTCTTGAACAAAGGACTAACTAGCTAATCATGCCCCGCAAACCTGCTGCACAACTGCCTAGCGCTATTCCGTCCCCGCAGGCTGCACCAGTTTCAACCTACTACGATCCCCGCCTCCCTCTGCCCCAAGCTGACCCTACTGCGGGTGAGCTCCAGAAATTCGCTGACAGCCTCTCCAAGTGGGGCCTGCTGCAATGGAAGGACGACAAGGAGGAGGCTAAGGCTGCGGCTATCAAGTCTGCCTGGGACATCTCCGACAGCGACCTGAGGGAGTTAGTTGAAGCAGACCTTGCGCCTGACACTCCTGATGTTTATGGGCCTGATCCTGCTCCTGCTGCTATCACTGCTGAAGCTGCAGCTAAGGAAGCAGAAGACCGTGCGCGACATAAAGAACTGCGCGCCAACTTCCTTGACATGCGTAGCAAGGGATTGGCAAAGAACGCAGATCCGTTCTATCGCAAGTGGAGGTCGCAGATACTAGCGTCACGCCTCGCTCGTCAATACGGTTCAGATGTTGAGATCAGGCTGAAGGAAGCGTATGAGCTCGACCCAGACACTGGTGAGCCTGCGCTTGACTACAGTGACCTGGCGCAGGAGATCTACGGGAAGTACGAAGGGCTCGTCAGTCAGCTAGGCATTCATGGCGAGGAAGCCTTCGCCCCTCTGAAGGGTGTGAAAGACTCTGAACTCGCAGATCGAGCAATCAGGGAGATCAACGCCCGAGAGGATGATCAGGCAACGCGGGAGACTGCAGTCGCAGCCACAACTATGATGGTTGAGCTGGCCCTAGGCCCTGTCGCTGGCGTGACTGATGATTTCGGCCAGGTGGATTACGCTGACCCTGAGCAACTCAAGAAGATTGCGGAGTTCTACAAGGCCGCATGGGACAATGTGGATGATCTGCGTGAGGCTATTCCCGCGCACATAAAGGCGGCCGCGCACATCCTCTTGCAGAAAGAGCGCGATAAGGAATTGCCAGAAGGTGAAGGGGAAAGGATGGCTCTTGAAATGCTTGAGACTCTGCTACCTTCTGGTGACGAGGATGGCAAGGGTTTGATCCTGGGAACGAGCATCAAGTACGATGAGATCGTGCAGGCACAGATCTCAGACTTGAAATCTGAGATTGAGGCTACAGCAGAAAAGAACAACGAGACCCGCGATAAGCGGAAGAGGAAGCGCATCTACGACCAGGCCGCTGCCATTATGCTCGAAGTGCAGGCAGCCGGGGGCACCGAAGACGAGGCGCTTAAGGCTGCCACAGATGCCCTCGCGCAAGACGGGCTAGACCCTAATGATGCCATAGTTGTGGCGCAACTGGAGCGCCTTAGTGCAGTGTTTACTGACGCTAAAGACGCAGGCAAATGGGAGCCGACTAAGGCGGCTGATATGAAATTTGAATATCATTCAATGCTGATTGCTGGTGCCTCTGAATCAGAGATAATCGAATGGATGGTCAGCACTGGTGCACTTAGAGGGGACCCAGATTTCTATGGTCCCATCCTTAGGAATATGAAGAGCGCTAGCTTTTCCGCGCAGGCTCAGAAGCACCCCCAAATAGTGGATGCGAGGGCAGCAGCACTCGCTCAAATATCTCCTGATTACGGGCCTAAATACATGAAAGACATGGGTGTCTTACGGACTCAATTGACTCAACTCATGTCTGAAGCGGATACTGCGGTCGAGGCGGTAAAGATCGCAAATGTGTACGGTACTAAATTCGAGGAGGCCACCACTGCGGAGCGCAATCGTGTAAGAGGTATTGAAGAAAAGTTTCAGAGGCACCTTGATAAGTTCGAGCCCGAAGACGCACGCGCCCTCCTCAAGCAGGAGCAAGGCACATTAACGCGCCGCACTGAAACGCAATTGAATGAGCGCCTCGGGAGGTTCAAGCCCGAAGAGTTGTGGCGCACGGCGCTTCTAGGGGATATTGCTAACAAGGTAAAGGTGCACAAGGGGAGGAATGCGTTGTTTGTGGCCGCATCAGATAAGAACAGCGTATTCAACGACGATGACGCATTTATCCAGGCTAACAAGGATGCTGGGAGTATTGAGGCTTCTTTGCAGGAAAGGGCACATGATATGTGGAAGAAGTTACGGGGCACTATGCCGCCGGCTGAACTCATCAACCGCATCACCAACGAACTAGAGCCAGTTGCTGAAGAGAGGTTCTCAACTTGGTATCAGAGTGCGAGTACTACCACTGGGACAGACACGGAAACATTAAGGACTGTGGTAATGAAAGGTGTAACCCCTGCACTGCTGGAAGACCAACAGGGGTCTACTCCACACGGCGCTGTCTCTGATCCTAACATTGCCGAGGCGTTGCAGATCTCTGAGAGGGCAGGAAAAATGACTTACTCGCCGCGGCGCATCCTTCAAAGGCAGACAGAATTTGCTATGGATCCCAATAGCCTGGGCAGTCTTGCATTTGAGCGTGCGCGAGACATGCGCGATCTGCGTATCTTTCTCGTAGACCGCCAAGCGCTTGCTGGGTTATCTAGTGACCAGCGTGACTCTTTAGTGATCGCCGTAGCACGCACGCGAAACATAAGCATTGGTAACCTGGTGAGTGGGACAATGACCATTACCGGGCGGGGAGACGCTGCCCCGTGGAAAAGGGGGATTCAATCTGATCACCAGGTCAACATTTCACCAGAGCACTTGAAAGCTATCGGCCTTTCGTCATTCTCCCCTAAGTCCAATCTCTTTGTACACAGCGAGGAGGACAGTATCCTGCTCAATATACTTGCTACAGGTGAAGACAGTCAGGGTGCAGCTGTAACTGAGGTCAGCGTGGATGGTGTTGCTGTTCCACTTGAAGAAGCACAGCGGAGACTGCTTGGTGCGTTTGGCATCTCGGAGAAGTCTGTGGCAAACAAATTGGAAGCTGGAGACTTAGGTGACTGGATCAAAGACATTGCGGAACAGCAGGTTGCTCTTAGCATTAATTGGGCGGTCTCTGGTCCTATGACACCAGGTGAGCGGAATAAACTAGGCAAGAGCTGGGCTTTGGCCCCAGGCACTAAGTTCAAAGAGGCTATGAAGAAGCCGGAGAGACCAAAGGTTGAGCTGGTAGGCCCTACATTGGACTCCTTCAGGAAGTTCTCCAAGTCGCTCGGGGAGACGCTGGTCACCGCACCAACAACTAAAGATCTTGGGGCATTCCTGCAGTTCGCTCAGAAGCAGGATCAAGCCTGGGCCAAGAGTGGATTTGCTACTCCAGAATTTATCTGGGAACGCATAGAACGCGATGACGCACTCACTGCCCAGTTCATCAAATACCTCGGCAGGAGCCAGGAGAACAATTAATGCCGCAAGACAACTTCGTGTATGGGAAGCAGCCCTGGATGAGCGGATTCGGGGCAGATAGCCCACCTTATACCCCGCCCCCCTCAGGCGCTGCCGATGTGCATGAGTTCTTCGATTGGGGTGATCTTGGCATGGGTATCATCGGCGCACCTGTCGAGATGGCAAGTGACCTCTACGGTTTCGCTGATGCACTTGCCTTTGATTCTCTGCCAGACTGGGAGGCGAGTGATCTGATTGGTGAGCGTACCTCCACCATGGGCGACATCACGCAGGAGATGATCCCCTGGTTGTTCACCTTCAGCAAGGTGTCGAAATTCTTAGGGGCAGGCGCAAAGATCGGGAAGACTCGCTACCTCAAAGGTCTCTCAGAGACCTCTCAGAAAGTGCTGGCGCGGCGCGGGAACATCAAAGGTGCGGCTGCTCTACGCATCGGCAGGGCAAATATGGCTGCAGGGCTTACAACAGCAACACTGTACGAGAGGCAGGAAGGGTCACTTACCGAGGCCCTCCAGCGTATCCCCTACTTGGGCGACCTGGTGCCTGACTTTCTTGACACTGATCCAGATGACGGTGAGGCTGTCTTGCGTCTCAAAGCAGGGCTAGAGGATGCTCTCTTCGGAGGCATGATAGAAACAGCAGTAGTTGTCTTCAGAGGCATGAGGGGTGTGCGTGCTGCACAGCGCAAGAACCCTGACATGACACCTGAAGAGATCGATGAGCTTGCTGAAAGACTGATTGATCAAGACGAACTAGGTGCTGCGCTTGAGCGTGATGGCATCGTACCTGCGTCTAAGGTTGATGATGTTGTTGAAGAGACAGGAGAGAGGACAGCAGGAGATGTGCCTGAAAGTGCCATCCCACGCGGTCTCATTGATGACGCTGAAGAGGCAGTAGCAAGAGCTGATTCTCAAGTTGATGAGTTCATGCCTGACAATGCTCAGGAGATCCTTGACATTGCCGAGAGACGCAACCCTGGTGATTGGGCTCATGGAGAGGGCCGCGGCGAGATATTGAACCCTAGAGAGCGTCTGGAGGATGGGAGCTATCGATACTCCACTTCTGAGTTGTACCGCAGGCTCACTCTACGCAAGGGTCTGAATGTACAGAACACTCTGCTCTCAACTGCAAACCCCCAGGACATGGTCAACCTGATCAGAGCGCTAGATCTCAAGCACTCCAAGATGATCAAAGGGCGCGAACTCGTCACTGAGGAGCAACTCAGTTCTGCGATGCAGAAGATGAAAGACTTCTACAATGTGGATGACGCCGGCCTCATCCAGAAGCTGAACCCTTCCCTGACGGGCCGCTTTGGTGCAGGCATGAGTGACGCAGACATCTTGCGTGAATTAGGCCAGAGTGCCATGGCTCACGAGATGACGATGGCACCCCTGTTTGATCAGTTCACGCGCCTGATGAAGAAGGCTGAAAAGACAGGCAGCCTCGGTGACATGATGGACGCGATGAAGGCGGTAGACAACTTCACTACAGCCTCGAGTGGCGTGCGGGACTTCAGGGGAGAATGGGGCCGCCAGGGTCGCTTCATGCAGACGCCCCTAGGAGGGCTGCAGCCATCCCAACTCAAGAAGATCTTGGCAGAGCAGGGGCTGGACACAAAAGCTATCCAGCGCCAGCTTGACCGTGTCTCAGCTGCACTCAAGCAGAACCCCCACCTGTCTGACTTTGAGAAGATGGCCGGCGTTGCAAAGATGCTCCGCGGCAAGAAGTTCCGTTGGGGTGATGTAGTCACAGAAGGCTGGGTGAATGCCATTTTGAGCGCCCCCGCCACGCATGTGGCGAACATCATTGGCAACTCGATGACGCTTGCGCTGCGTCCTGTCGAGCTCGCCGCAGGTAGCCTGGTGAATCTCAACTCGCGAGGCATGCGTGCTGCGTTTGAGCAGATCAAGTTCATCACCAGCGACACCCTCGATGCTCTGTCCCTAGGACTGTCTGTTGAAAGGAACGAGTTCCTGCGCCCGATAGGCAATACCAAGTGGCAGGCTATTGGGCGCAACAGATCAATTGGGCAACATACCCTCTCCCAGGATTTCATTGATAAGCACCCAGGTGGGGCAGCGCTGGTTGAGCGTGTAGGCAAGATGGTCAACATCTCAGGCACTCTGCTGGAGAACATGGACAACTTCTTCAAGCAGATCAACTTCCGCTCACGCATCAAGATGCGTCTCTTCGACAAAGGGATGACAGAGTTAGGCATGCAAGGGGCAGAGGCTGCTGAGTATGTTGTCAAGGAGATGGATCGCATCGTGGACAACGGTCAGATCATCGCGTCTGAAGAGTTCTTCAAACGCGGTCTAGCGATGGGCCTGAAGCACTTCAAAGGTGACAAGGCGAAAGCTCTGCCATTCGCAAAGCGTTACGCTCGGAAACAGTACAAGGAAAACCGCGCCTTTGTGGATGAGGCTATGGGATTCGCTGAAGAGAACACCTTCACCAAAAAGCACTCCAAGGAGCGTGGGACACTGTCAGGCATCGCGGCTGGACTTCAATCCTTCACAGCAGATTTCTGGCCGGCGAGATTCTACATCCCGTTTGTAGGTACGCCAACGAACCTCCTGCTCTATGCGGCAGACAGGATGAATCCGATGGAGATGGCAAAGATGGTTGCAGAGCCCATCAATTTCAGGAGGAGCACGCCAGCCCTGAACGAGATCAGGAGTCGCGTTGTCAAAGAACTGCGTAGTGGAGATGTGATCATTCAGCGTGAAGCTGTTGGACGGGTCATGCTAGGTAACGCGTTGGTTGTCACTGCTTGGAACCTGGCGATGCAGGGCAAGATCACGGGGCGCGGGCCGGCGAACTTGCAAGAGCGGAAACTGCTGGAGAGGTCAGAGACAGGTTGGCAACCTTACTCGTTCCTCATAGGTGGCAAAGCCTATTCGTTCCATCGCCTGGACCCGCTGGCGACCATGCTCGGGACGGTAGCGGATGTAGTGGCAGCTCTAAGCCAGACAGGGACAGATGACACCTCTAAACTTGAGGCAGTTGCCTCTGGGCTCTGGGCTGCTGCACAGAACAACTTCACCGAGAAGTCCTACATGAAGGGACTCAAGGCTATGATGGAGATGGGGGGCGCTGACAGCGAACAAGCATTGAAAGCTATGCGCCCAATCTTCGGAGGGTTTGTCCCTAACATTCTACCGCGTACATTAGGCGTGCCTGCGATGCCACTGACAGGTGACGATACAATGCGCGAAGTTGGTGGACTGTTAGAATTCGCTCTAGCTCGAGTGCCCTACTTCTCTAAGACACTCCCGCCACAACGCAATGTGCTAGGTGAGGTTGTGAAGCGCAAGGGCACAATGTCGAAGCGCCCTGGGCTCTCAATCATTGAGTCCATGTTCCTGCCTATCCAGTACACAGAGACCAACGATGAGTCTGTGCTCGGTGAATTCGCTTCTCTGAAAGGCACAGCGTTCTACCCACCGCAGGTACGACCTGGTGGAATCGACTATCGCGAGTTTGAGAACGCAGAGGGTCAAGATGCCTACGACAGGTTCATGGAGCTGCATGGTGTGGTGACAGTTGAAGGAATGCACTTGAAGCAGGCGCTAAAGAAGCTCTTCAAGACTGAAGCGTACTTGCGTGCATCTCCTGAAACCCTGCCTGGTGTCCCCTCACCGCGGGCTGAGATGATCAAGAAATACATCAACATCTTCCGCAGGGCAGCGAGAAATCGCCTCCTACGCGAATTCCCCGAAATCAGAGAGGCCCAGCGCGAAATGCGAATCAAAAGCAGGAAGCAACTAGTGTCTGAGGCACTCAACAACTAAGCCATGGCATACAGCACATCTACCCATACCGTCACTGCTTCCCAGGCAACGAGCAAGACCTTCACCCTGGGGTTTGACTACCTGAGAGCAGTACATGTCACAGCCACAGTCGAAGGTGTTGCCAATACAGACTTCACTCTTGACTCAGCGTCAGGTGTCCTCACATTTGGTGCAAGCACAACGCTCGAGGAATCTGATGTAGTTGTACTCACGCGAACTACGCCGGCTGCAAAGACTGGGCGAGTGATTGATTTCGCAGACGGCAGTATCCTGAGCGAGAGCGCTTTGGATGAGAGTGCGCTGCAGAATCTGTATGTCTCGCAGGAGGCGCTCGATGACGCTGAGTCTGCCTTGACTGCTGCAACAGCAGCAACTGTCCCGTTCACGCACGAAACAACTGGAACAAACGAGGACGGGGCTGTTCCTGCGCCTACGCCTGCAGAAGTTACTGCTCAGAAGTTCTTACGATCTGATGGCACCTGGCAGGAACCCCCTGGAACTGGTAGTGGTAGCGGGGGCTCAAGCACCTTCGTAGGTCTTACTGACACACCGGCGCAATTCGCAAGCAACGCAGGGGACAAGACTAAATTCGTCAAGGTTGACCAGGAGGGCACAGCCCTTGAGTTCACCAGTTTCATCGGGGCACTCGATAGTCTTGACGATGTGCGGGATGATGAACCTGCTTCTGATGGAGATGCGCTTGTCTATTCATCTGGGCCTGAGACAGGCTGGGGTCCATCCCCCACTGTCAAGACAGACATCGCTACTGCTCTGACACCTTACGAGGCTGGAAAGATCTGGGTAGCAAACGGCACGCAGTACACTCCTCTGGCGAAAGGGGCTGATCAGCAAGTGCTCACCTCAACGACATCAGGTCTTCAGTGGCAAGCAGCAGCAAGCGGGGGCGTGCGCGGATCAATACATAGGTATGGTCCCGACACTGAGATAACAAGCGGAACGGGCATTCCTGTCAAGTGGGACAAACCGTATTCATTGGATGGGCCATTCACAGTAGAGTCTGGAATGATAGGTTCAGCAGGCGCAGCCACAACATCTGCAGCAATACAAGTTGATGAAGCTGGCTACTACAGTTTCCAGATTCAGGTGGGGATCAAGAATATCAGCGGGGCCACAGCCGAGTTCACGCTTCTCGCTTACTACCGTGCGACAGACGGGACCACCACCGTACCATCTCTCGCCGCAGGCCGGAGCACTGTGACAGTGGCTGATGATGAAGAAGCGTCCATCTCAATAGGGTACTCGTTCAATATGGCTCTGAATTCGGCGCTGATCGTAGGTGTGACAGGGGGCTCTTCTGACTTCAGTTATATGGCATCGAAATCCACACTCACAGGAATAGCGCTCTGAGGCAATGGTGTTTACAACTAACCAGGGGCGCTTGCCCACCCTCACAATTGACCCTCTCGCGACCTACACCAGTTCAGCAGCCTTCGATGCGACAGCGCCTAAATCGCACATCGTCAAAAAGTTCTGGCAGCGTCATGTCAAAGACGATTCGAGCACCTTTGACATTGAGCTCAAACTGAGTCTGCCCTCAGGTAGTGGTCAAGGTGGCGCTGATGATGATGTAACTGTTACCTGGGCAGCAACGGGCACCGCGGCTGCTCTAGAGGACACGCTCTGGTCAAGCTCGACACCTAGCCCGCTCACGATTAGGCAAGGCAACAGCTCTGCTATTATTCAGATCACACTGATTGACCAGGAGAAGTGGTTCTTCGAGAAGTTCTTAAACATCACCATCACAGCAGTGGATGGTGCGGTCTTGAGCGCAGCAACAAATCACTGCCAGGTAGTGATCATCCCTTCAACAGATCCTCCTCTGGTGGACATCAGCACACCAGGAGGGTCAGTTGCTGCAGAAACTGCTCAAGTTGTTGGGGTCCACCTCAGCTACATACCTCTGGCCGGCGAAGAGCCTACGATCTACTGGAAGGCTGAAGGGGACCTAGCGTCAGCGATCACAGGCACCGCGTCGGGCTCTCTCGTATTTGCGGCCGGTACGCAATCTCGCAATTTCACCGTTGAGCATGACGGCAGCATGGCTTCAGGAACATCAGGCACTATTGTCGCTGACTATGAGAGCGACCAGGTAGCGTACTCTGACAGGCTTTGGGATCCTGACACTCAAGCCTGGGTGACTGGCGCAAAGCCTGTCCACGCTGACGAGAATCTCTGGTGTCACAGCACAGATACAATGGGTGCAGGTACAGAGTGGTGGCCTCTGACAACAGATTGGCCTCGCATTCCGGCTGACCCTAGGAACACATTGCTAGGCGGCGTTGATCAGGATGACAAGTCACTGCCTATTGGAACTGCGGAGCCGCAGAATACGACAGATTCAAAAGCTACTGACCCCGTCACAGGAACGGCCCTATCTGCGTTCACGCCCAACGCCAACTACACCGATGCTGGGGCGCTGCCTTATATTCGCCAGAGCTTCGATGTGGTCTGGGGTGGAGGGCCTGACACAGGCCACATCACGCAAGCATGGTCAAGGAGTGTCTACCGCATTGCTCACTGGACTGAGAACGAGGTGCTCAATCGGAACATTGCACTGCATAGGGTAGGGATGCGTGTACGCACGCAGGACCGCAATCACGGTGCTACATTTGCAACTGATGTTACCGGGCTCACGCCAGGTGTTGCCAAGAACGGTGCTTCAGTCAGCGTCTTTCCCGACTCGTCAGGAGTTAAGCACTGGTTTTGGGAGCAGCACTCAGGGCATGATGACGACACCTACGGTGTGTTCGAAGATGCGTTTGGTGTGGGGTACTATTACTGTCACAAGATCGACTCGAGTTTCGTCTACTCGGATGGGATTGGGGCAGAGGTTGAAGGAACTGACTCAGTCAATCCTATTCAGTACCCCATCGCATACGATTCAGCCACTCACGGCAGTACACCTGTGGAGATGGCACAGAACAAGGAAGGCGTGCTGATGCACAGCGTTGAGTTCCAGCAGTTCACCGCGTCTACAGCACCTCCTGCGCCAACTACACATTGGCCTAAGGCGGGCATTCATTGGTCTCCCAGGGGTAATGCAGTACTGAATACTGCTGCACCTGGCACGCACACAATCACTGTCGCATGAGTCCTAGCGCTGGGGATGACCATGATGTGCACTTCCTTCTTGGTAGGCTCGAGGGGAAAGTGGACGCACTCATCTCCCAGACATCAAACCTGAACAGGGCATTTCGTGGTCATGAGACGCGCATTCGAGAACTTGAAAAAAGCAAGTCCTGGGTGCTCGGACTCTCTGCCGCGTGCTCTTGTGGCATCGCCCTCATCTTCAACCTTTTGACTTAACAACACCATGGGACAGATAAACACCTTCTTCACAGATCGAACTGGAACAGTAACCACTCTTCCAATCTACCCCCAGCGCAGCGGGGACGAATCAGGCATCTTCCAAATAGACTGGGACGAATCAGGCACCTTCACAATCAATCTCGAGGGGCGTGCCTCATCTGAAGCAGATTGGTATGTGATTGAACAATTCACTGAAACCTCCATCGATGACCACAACAACCTAGCTCTTTCAGGTGACACTACAATTGCGTCTGTTGTTGTAATCTTCCCTGAGATGCGCTGCGTAATCAAAGCCATTTCAAGCGCGACACTCGGTGCGTGGTTGGTGGAGTGATGAAGACTTCATTCGATGATCTATTCGAGGAGGGCTTTCACGCCTCTATCGAGACATTGCTTGACCGCATCAAAGCGGGTGAGGCTACAGCTCAGGAAATCAAGGAGTTCCGCTCTCTAATGAAAGACGCGAACTTCTTCGAGCGTGTCCTGCTGAACGAGACACCTATTCTTGAGATCTCTGAGCGCCTGCCTTTCGTTGACCCTGAGCACAAGAGTGTGACTGATGGACCTAGCGAGATGGTAGGTTGACAAAAGCGCCTCAGATTGACCCAAGACTCAAGGACTTTCGTAACACAGCGTACCTGGTCTTCACTCATCTGGGGTTTGACCCTACCCCGCTGCAGTACGAACTAGCAGATTTCCTGCAAACAGAGGATCAGAGGATCTTCATATGCGGCTACAGGGGGATCGGAAAGAGTCTGTTGACTTCAGCGTTCATCCTGCACTCATTGCTGCACAATCCTGCTCTCAACTGCGTGATTGTCAGCGCTTCAAGAGCTCGAGCTGACCTCTTCAGTGGGTTCTGCATGCGGCTGATGCAGGAGATGGAGATCTTCAAGCATATGTATCCTGGGCCTGACCAACGCAATGCTAAGGTTGCCTTCGATGTTGCCGGCGCACCGGCCGCACATCAGCCTTCTGTGTATTCTTCAGGTGCTACGGGCCAGCTCACCGGCATGCGCTCTGACATCTTGATTGCTGATGATGCTGAAAGCCTCAACAATTCAATCAGCCCCCTGATGCGCGAGCGCCTGCTGCATCGCATCGCAGAGTTCGAGAACCTGATGAAGGCCGGGGGAAGGCAGATCATCCTAGGAACACCTCAATCACATGAATCGATCTACAGGTCACTCAAGTCGAAGGGTTTCTCAACCCGCTACTGGCCGGCGCGTTACCCCAGTCAGGAGGACATCAACCACTACGATGGTGGGTTGGCTCCATCGATTCACCAGGCGCTGTTGGACAATCCTAAAATCGAAGGCAGCGCGACTGATCCAGGCAGGTTCACAGATCTAGATCTAGCCGAGAGACAAGCCTCGAGTGGTACGCAGAACTTCAAGCTGCAGTATCAGCTGAACACTACGACAACAGACGCTGACCGTTGGCCTCTGAAGTTGAGTGACATGATCGTGCATAGTCTTGACAAGACCCTGCTGCCTGAGCGCTTGATCTGGGCTGCTGACCCTGATCTAGAGATCAAAGACCTGCCCTGCATAGGATTCAGCGGGGACAGGTACTACAGACCTTTCAAGGTTGAAGGCGATCACCTCGAGCCTGAGAAGACAATCTGTGCATTTGACCCAAGTGGACGCGGCAAAGATGAGTCAGCTATCTGCATCGCGCAAGTACTGAATGGGTATATCTTCATACGCCAGGTCGAGGGTTGGCTAGACGGATACTCAGAGAAGACGCTCAGGTCAATTGCTCAATACTGCAAGCGCTGGGAAGTGAATGAGATCATCATTGAGAACAACTTCGGGGATGGCGCTGTGACAGAGCTGATGCGTCCTGTGATGCGCGAGATCTACCCCTGCGTGATCAGCGAATCTAGGAGCACAGGACAGAAGGAGGTCAGGATCATTGATCAATCGCTTGAGCCTATCCTCTCTTCTCATCGTCTAGTTGTTGACAAGAAGGTGCTGGCAAAAGACTACAACTCTGTGCAGAGCTCTGACCGCGGTGAGAGGGCAGCGCATTACTCACTCGCCTACCAGATTTCAAGGATCAATCGCTCAAAGGGATGCCTGCCAAATGATGACAGGGTTGATGTGCTTGCTCAAGCCTGCACACACTTCATCGATCAACTCGCCAAAGATGCTGCGACACAAATGGTAAGACGCAAAGAGGAACTGACAGACATCGCAATCGAGAAGTTCCTCGCTGACGCTGACGGCATCTCACGCCCGCAGGGACCAAACTGGATGACCACAACATCACTCCACACCTGATCACAACACACGGATACTCTCACAGGCAAGGAGAGAGCGCTGGGCTGCGTTTTGGACAGAAACCACATATACACACCCGTCAAGCCAAAAAGCTCTTAGAGAGCCGGACAGGGACGATCACGAAAGACACCTGGTCAGAGGCATCACAGGCATCACAAGAGATCACAAGAGATCACAAGCCCTCTTAAGACTGCTGTGATGACAAATTCAAATACCCCTGTTCTAAGGCCCTAGGACATGCGGGACCAGTATAGGGAGAGGGAAAGACCCCCTATATATATATATATATATAAAAAGACTCCCCAGACTAGGACTAAGAACAGGGGAGGGGATTTTAAATCCCCGACCCAAGCCATCTTAAGACTTCTTAAGACTTCTTAAGAAGGGAAGAAGAAAGGAGGGGGCCTGGTGTGCCACATTTGCCGAGATCTCTAGACACCTAGCCCCTTCCACTTCCTCATATGCAACGCACGCTCTGTACACTCCAGGTAGGCGTGCAACAGCTGAAGGTGGTCTATGACCCTGATCTAGATGGCTGGGGGGCATACGATCCTCAAACGCACAGCATCAATATCAGCACACTGAGGTTCCCTGAACTGCAGCTGACCGTGCTGCATGAGCTCCTGCACGCTGTAGATGACATGCTAGGCATCAAGCTCAGTGAGCAGGATGTGCGTTGTTTAGAGCAGATCTTGACACTTATAGTAAGAGACAATTACAACCTGGCGCTAGGCTGGGTTCAGGCATTTGACCCCGAAGAAAAGCATGAAATATCCACACGATTCAGAGATCAGCATGAGCCACCTGATTGCACCTCGAGCTGATCTCAGGATTGGTGGAGGGGGTGCTTCAAGGCGCAGAGCAAGCCTCAAGGTTCCTCAGCGTGAGCTAGCTCCGAGTATGAGACAGACTGACAGGCCAGGTGCTTACATGTCTACATCAGCAGGCAGATCGTGGTCAATTGCTAGGATAGGCTCCGGGGTACGCGGGGCAGGTCCCCCACCCTCTAGAGGCGGCAGATGAGCACTAGAGGCGGCAGATGAGCAAGTACTTTGATTGGATTGCGAAGCAT